CTGTAGCACAGTTGGCTAAAGAAGTTATTGAACAAAAAACTTCTATAGAGGTGTTACGTAATGAAGTTAAATCCGTTGCTAACGTTACTGATAAATTAGACGGCACAATAGATAAACTAACTGAAATATCAGGTAGTATAAAATCTATGTTGGCTGTACACGAGGAAAAAATATCAAAATCTGAAGAAGTTGATAAAGCAATATTCAACCTACTAGAGAGTCGTAGAACAGAAAGTGAAAACAAGTTTGAAGATTTACATAGTAGATTAAATAAATCTGTGTCTAATTTAAGAGATGAATTAGAACTTGCAGAAAAGCGTATCAGCTGCGACATAAAAGAAATTAAAGTAAATCTGAATGATAGAATAGGTGTATTAGAGAAATATAGATGGATTATTATAGGTGGGGCAATAGTAATAGGACTGTGGGTTCCTGAAGTATTAGACCTGTCATTTTTTCTCAAATAGCTTGACAAATTTGTATATATAGTATATACTGTTTATTATGAGTGGTTACATTGATTTAGATTACATCAGCAAAATACAGCCTAGATTACAACAGTTTAAAAAGAAAAGAGATTATCTTTACAATTTTAGATGTCCAGTTTGTGGTGACTCTAAAAAAAGTAAAACAAAAGCAAGAGCATATTTGTACAGAGTAAAAACAGATATGTTTTTCAAATGCCATAATTGTGGCTCAGGCCTCAACTTGGCAAACTTAATAAAACTTGTAGATAGACCTTTATACGATCAGTATGTTTTAGAACGTTATAAAGGAAATAAACCAATAGGTGAGACAAACCTATTAGACAAGTTTAAAAATGATACTAAAGAAAGACTTAAATCTACACCTCTAAAAGGTCTAACAAACTTTAGTCAAATTGAAGACACACATCCTGCAAAACAATATTTGATAAAACGTCAAATACCTGAGCAGTTTTTTGATAGATTATATTATTGCGACAAGTTCCAAAACTATGTAAATAAGTTAAGACCTGGGACCTTTGATGAACTAAATAAAAACTATGAGCATCCTAGACTCATAATACCTTTTTATGATGTAGATGGTGAAGTCTTTGCAATTCAAGGTCGTGCTTTTGGTAAAGAAACACCAAAGTATCTGACTTTAAAATTTGATGATAGTAAACAAAAAATATTTGGATTAGAACGTGTAAATCTACAAAATAGATTATACATAGTAGAAGGTCCTATAGACAGTTTGTTTATAGATAATTGTCTTGCAGCTGCTGGTGCTGATCTACAATTACCAGTTGAAAAAAAAGATGTGGTGTTTATCTTTGATAACGAGCCACGAAACAAACAAATTATAGATAGAATGTATAGAGTGATAGAACAAGATTACGAATTGGTCATTTGGCCAGAAGGACAAGTAGAAAAAGATATTAACGATATGATACTAAACGGCAAGACAAAATCAGATATTCAAAACATTATTTCAAACAATACCTATTCAGGTCTATCAGCACTAACTCAATTAAATTCATATAAACGTTGTTAAGGAGAACACATGGTACAAAAAGATGAAGCTATTTCTGTCAAAAAACGTAACGGTAGAGGATTAGAACAATTAGATATAGATAAAATCCATTCAATGGTAGAATATGCAGTTGAAGATATTGCTGGTGTTTCTTCTTCACAGGTAGAAATGAATAGTGGTTTACAATTTTATGATGGTATAACTACAGATGAGATACAACAAATTTTAATTAAGTCAGCTGCAGACTTGATAAATCTAAATGCACCTAACTATACCTTTGTTGCGGCTAGACTTTTATTGTTTAGTTTAAGAAAACAAATATTTCATAAGTTATGGGATCACCCACACTTTTATGACCATGTTAAAAAGACAGTTGATCTAAAAATGTATGATGAAGAAATCTTAAAAAAATATGAAAGAAAAGATTTTGATAGAATGGAGAACTGGATAAGCCATGAAAGAGATTATACATTTACATATGCAGGTTTAAGACAAGTTATTGATAAGTACCTGGTACAAGATAGATCAACAGGACAAATATACGAAACGCCACAGTTTATGTACATGATGATTGCGGCTACATTATTTGCAAATTATCCCACAAACAAAAGGATGACATATGTTAAAAAATATTATGACGCTATCTCAACATTTAAAATCAATATACCAACGCCTGTTATGGCGGGTGTTAGGACACCAATGCGACAGTATGCAAGTTGTGTACTTGTTGACGTGGATGACACCTTACCTAGTATTTTTTCTAGCGATATGGCCATAGGCCGATACGTTGCACAAAGAGCAGGTATTGGTATTAACGCAGGTCGTATTAGAGGTATCAATAGTAGAATTAGAGGTGGTGAAGTACAACACACAGGTGTTATACCATTCCTCAAAAAGTTTGAGTCAACTGTTAAGTGTTGTACTCAAAATGGTGTAAGAGGTGGTAGTGCAACAGTACACTTTCCTATTTGGCACCAAGAAATAGAAGACATTATTGTTCTAAAAAACAATAAAGGTACCGAAGATAATAGAGTTAGAAAGTTAGACTACTCTATACAACTATCAAAATTGTTTTATGAAAGGTTTATAAATGACGAAGAAATTACCTTGTTCTCACCACACGAAGTGCCAGAGTTGTACGAAGCTTGGGGTACTAAAGAATTTGACGCCTTATACGAAAAGGCAGAAAGAAAAACAAGTGTCAAAAGAACAAAAGTTAGAGCACAAGAGCTCTTCTTTGACATCTTAAAAGAAAGAGCAGAAACAGGTCGTATTTACATTATGAATATTGACCACGCAAATGAACACTCATCATTTAAAGATAGAGTTTACATGTCAAATCTTTGCCAAGAAATAACTTTACCTACTGATCCTATTCAACACATTGACGGTGAAGGTGAAATCGCTTTATGTATTTTATCTGCCATTAATGTTGGTAAGATAAACAAAAGAGATGAACTAGAACCATTGTGTGATTTAGCAGTAAGAGCGCTTGATGAAATTATAGATCATCAACAATATCCTATTGTTGCAGCTGAACAATCTACAAAGGCAAGAAGAAGTTTAGGTATTGGTTATATTGGTCTTGCTCATTATCTTGCAAAGAAAGGTTACAAGTATAATCAAAAACTTGCATGGCGACAAGTAGATAAACTTACAGAGGCATTTCAATTTTATCTATTAAGTGCAAGTATGGAAGTTGCAAAAGAAAAAGGTAAATGTGAATATTTTGAAAGAACAAAATACGCAGATGGTATTTTACCTATTGACACTTATAAAAAAGATGTTGACGAATTAGTTAAAAGAGATTATACTTATGATTGGGAGTGGTTAAGAAAAGAAATAAAAGAACATGGGTTAAGACATAGTACACTATCAGCACAAATGCCTAGTGAGTCATCATCTATTGTTTCAAATGCAACTAATGGTATCGAACCACCTAGAGATTATTTAAGTATTAAGAAAAGTAAAAAAGGTCCTTTAAAACAAATAGTACCTGAATATAGTAGATTAAAAAATAATTATACTTTACTATGGGACATGCCTAACAATGAAGGTTATATTAATATAGTATCTGTTATGCAGAAATACTTTGACCAGGCAATATCAGGTAATTGGTCATACAATCCTGAACACTATGAGAATGGTGAAGTACCTATCTCTGTTATGGCTCAAGACCTTTTAAATACATACAAGTATGGTTGGAAAACATCTTATTATCAAAATACATATGACAGTAAAAAAGACGAAGACGAACCATCACATCCAGTAGGGTTCCACGATAATGTGCCTGAAGAAAAGAAAGAGGAAGAGGATCAGGAAAACTGTGACTCTTGTACAATCTAATGAACTTTGTTGCTAATATACCTTACATAAAATGCTATGTAAGAAAAGAGTATTTACATGATTTAGAAAAAGGTCATGGTGAATTTGTTGAGTGTGTTTTACTTGCAGTTAAATCAATGCAAGGTAGAGCGTTAATGTTTGAAGCATACTTACCAGATTATGGCGCTTGTTTTGATAAGTTTCCTTTATCTGCTTTTGTATGGAAAAAAGATATAAAAGAAGAAGAGCAATTGTCTTTAGGGTCTATATCATTATGGGATGGTTTCTCTTATGATATACAGGTATGGTCTAAAAGATTATTAAAAAATTGTGATGTACAGATTATGTTAAAAGGTGGTAAGAAAATGGGTGGTGAATATTTATTTACTATAGATAGTACCCATAGTGATCCTAATATTATAAATACATCTGTGTCCGAAGTACCTGCTGAACACAAACAACATAATTTTGGTAAACTTGATAATGGGCAATTCTTTGCTCAACCGAATAATAGAATGTTGTGGTTTGAACAATCATTAACACCTAAAGATTTAAAGACACCTGACTTTCAAGTGTCAACAAGATATTTCTTTAGTGAGCAGGAAGAGAAGTGGGCATTTGGTGATAGTAAAGATTTCTTTTATAAAGAGAAACAAAGATTTAGTGAAAAGTATAGGGATACAAAAAACGATCCATTTAAGGGAACATCAATAGAAGGGAAAGATTAGTGAAAACTGTATTTAACAAAGAAAAGAATTTAGACGCAACTAAACAACCTATGTTTTTTGGTGATGATTTAGCGGTACAAAGATACGATACGTTTAAGTACCCTTTGTTTGATAAGTTGACTCAACAACAATTAGGATACTTTTGGAGACCAGAAGAAGTATCTTTACAAAAAGATAGAAACGACTATGCTCAATTAACGGATGGTCAAAAGTTTATCTTTACATCTAACTTAAAATATCAAACTATGTTAGATAGTGTACAAGGTAGAGGACCTTGCCTTGCATTTTTACCTTTTGTATCTTTGCCTGAACTAGAAGGTGGTATTGTTGCATGGGACTTTATGGAAACAATTCATAGTAGAAGTTACACTTACATAATTAAAAATCTATACTCTGACCCTAGTGAAGTTTTTGATACAATTATTGAAGATCAAAAAATAGAAAAGAGATCGAAGTCTGTAACCGAGGCATATGATAAACTAATAGATTTAGGTTACAAATATAAATTAGAACCTAAATCAGTTGAAGAATATGAGTTAAAGAAAGCATTATGGCTTGCTTTAGTAACTGTTAATATACTTGAAGGTTTAAGATTTTATGTATCATTTGCTTGTTCATTTGCATTTGGTGAATTAAAACTTATGGAAGGTTCTGCTAAAATATTATCTTTAATTGCTAGAGATGAAAGCCAACACCTTGCAATGTCGCAAAGAATAATTAATAATTATAGAGGGTTTGAAAAAGACAAAGTAATGGATCAAGTAATAAAAGATACCGAAGAAGAAGTTTATAAGATGTATGATGAGGCTGTACAAGAAGAAAAACGTTGGGCAACTTATCTATTCTCAAAAGGTTCTATGATTGGTTTATCAGAAAAACTATTACACCAATACGTAGAATATATTGCAAATAGAAGAATGAGAGCAATAGGTTTAGAACCTAAATATGAACAATCAATTAACATAAATCCACTACCGTGGACTGAACATTGGTTAAACAGCAGATCATTACAAAATGCACCACAAGAAACAGAGATTGAGTCTTATGTAATAGGTGGTGTTAAACAAGACGTTAAGAAGGATCAATTTAAAAAGTTTAAACTATAATGAACGAAGCAAAAATCAAATGTCCTCATTGTGAAGTAGAATACAAAGTTAAGTGGGACGAAGAAGCAGAACCATGTACTTGTCCTTTCTGTGGAGGCGACACTTCAATTACTGAAGATGACGCTATATTTAATGATGAAGAAGAACAAGACAGTTGGAATTGATTATAGTTTAAGTAGTCCTGCCATATGTGTGTGTAGAGGACCATTTAAATTAAGTAATTGTAAAATATATTATTTAACAAATGTAAAAAAATATGAAGGTGATTTTTATAATGGTAAAATAAATGGCAGACTACATCTACCCTATACCACCGAGACACAACGACACGACCAAATATCCAATTGGGCGCTTTCTGTTATTGGTACTTCTATTGGTAATATTTTTATAGAAGGTTATTCTTTTGGAAGTAAAGGACTTGTGTTTAATCTAGCAGAAAATATGGGTATACTAAAACATAAACTCTATGTTTTAAATAAAAGATTTAAAAGTATTGTACCAGGTAGAGTAAAAAAGAATGCTACAGGTAAAGGTAATGCAGATAAATTAAAAATGTATGAGCAATTTGTTAAAGATACAGGTGTTGATCTAATGAAAGAGTTTGACCAAAACAAATTAAATAATCCAGTTACAGATATTGTTGACGCTTATTATGTTGCAAAGGCAGGTTATGATAGTTAATGGTAAAAGCTCTACTGTAGAAATATTTAAAGATAAAGGTTTTGTTTTAAAAAAGTTTAAACCAGATGTATCAAAAGGATATAGAGAAAGTGGTTATCATAGTTGGTTACGAGAAACAGAATGTTTAAAATGATTGCAAGGTAATAATCATTTTCCTCAAATACTAAAAATGAGCCAAGATGATTTAACAATTAAGATGACTTACTGTGGTGAAAACTATGATGGTAAACCTAGACCTGAATTAATACCACAAGTATGGGAAATAAGTGAAGCATTAGAAAACGCAGATATAAAAATTTATACTGAACATATGCCATTTCTAGGTATGATGTTACACGATAAAACTTTAAAGATGATAGACTTTGAGTATGCCTTGCCTGAAGGCAGCAACTACTTAGCAATATGGAACAAAGATCATATTGATTACGTTAGAAAATATTATAATATGCAATACTTTGAAGATAAGATGAAGATATGGCTCACAACAGG